CCATCATCTTCATTTTTAATTTGTTCTTGTGTGAATCCAAATATATTTTTATAAATCCACTCTGAAGATACTAATCCATCTTGTAACATTGAAGATGCTAATTGTGTTTTATTATTCCACAATTCAATCTTCTCTTGTTCATAAATTGTAGATGGATTTGTTAAACCTAATTCAAAATCAACTAAATCTGAATCTTGATATCCTTGAGCATATAAATGAACAATAGCAATTTTAGTTAACTCTGATATTGTGATTCTTTGTATTCTTTCGATAGTTCTTGCAAACCTTACATCCTCTGCTGCCAATGTCGCCTTTGAACCAATTTGTTCTTCAAAACCTAAGAAAGCTTTAGGTATTCTTAAAGCTGATAATAGTTTATTTTTTAAATACTCAATATCTTCAGTTGCTTCATAAGTCAAACCTGGAAGAGAGTCAATATTAGTTCCACTATCTCCACCACGAACTGGTAAGAAGAAATCTTCAGTTATGTTTTGCATATTATATTTTAAGTTATAATCACCTGTAGTTTCATCTACAACTGGTGCTTTTTTCATTTTATTAATAACTTGTTGCATATAATTGTCAACTTCATTTGGTGGAATGTTACCGATGTCTAATTTAAATACTCTTTTTTCTGGCGCCCTCATAATTCTATGAATTAACATAGCGTCTTCCATAAGAGTTAATTGTTTATAAATTTTACGTGCACCTTCAACTTGTGATTTACCATATGGTAAATAATTAGAATCAGATAATAATCTAAAGTGAGCAACTTCATAGTTTTCTAACTCTTCTCTTGTTGAAGAACGTTCTGATTTATATCTATGTTCACTTGTTGTTGATTCAATTAAAAATTTTACATACTCTGGATTTTCAGGGTCTAAACCTTCTAATCTTGAAACGTCATATACAGACATAGGTACAACATTTGTAATACCATATTTTTCATTTATATCTAATTTCAAAAAGAAATCACCATACTTACACATATTACGAATCCAAGGCCATAAATTAAATTCAATATTTAATATATCATAAAATAAGTTATGTAGTATTTGTTTTATTTGATCGTTATCAGATTTAATTTGTAATACTTCACCATATTCTGATTTCATAGTAGACTCATCTGAATATATGTCAAGTGCAGAAGAAATTATAGCGTCACTATCCATAGCTTCATAATCTTTAAATAAATTTAATCTTACTGATTTTGTTAATAGTGAATCTGAGTATCCACTTAATCCTGCACCAGTAAATATTTTTTGATATCTATCAACTAGATTATTTTTTGATATTGATTGTGTACGACTTGTATCGGCAACTTTTAATCGTTTACCACCTACATTTCTTACTATTACGTTGGTAGAAAATAATCTTTGTAATCTACCAAATAGACTTGTGTCAGCCATTTTTTACCTCACTTAATTAACCAAGTTAAATCCTCTTGTTTTTTACCTATTTCCATAGTCCAAGAATCATTTTGGTTATTTTTTGGAGTATATACACCTTGATTAGATGTTATACTACTCATTGCTTTTTTTTGTAATTCTACACCTTCAGCTCTTAATCTCAGAGCTGTTTCTCGTATCCATAATCCCATAGCGTAAGACATTACCAAGTCATCATTATATCCACTCATTGCTTCTGCCCTACTACCATTATATATAAATACAAACAATTCATCTATTAATCTCTGTGAATGAACTGTTACTAATTTTTCTCTAAAAAATTCTTCTAATTTAGACACAACTAATGGTCTTGTCTTAGAAGTTATTGTAAATCCTGGTACAAGTTGTTTTTCAGCTCTATTAATTTTATTATTAATCTGTCTATGAACATCTACCACTTGTAAATCTTTACTCATATAAAATAGGTTTTCATATTCCCTATCAATCACTTGTTGGATTGTAGCCCAACCAATGTTATTATTCTCAATAACAAGTAATGCATTATTATATTCAGTAGCCATATTAACTAACAGATTACCATAATCTCTCGTAGACATTCTACCTTTATATTCTGCTACTTGCTCTAAACTTTCTACATCTAAAATATGAAATGCAGAATAGTCTGTTGAATCACCTCTACTCACGTCAGCACATACCACATAATCTTTTGTGTAGTTTGGTGGCTCCCATATCCAAACATTTGAATCAATACCACGTTTTTCCATTGGTTCTTTAACTTGTGTAGTTCTATATTCTTCTAAAATAATACCATCAACTACTGATTGACCAGAGGTTATAAAGTCACAATCACATTCTTGAGCAGCTAACGAAGGCCCTAATAAAGCATCTTGTTCATCTCTCCAATCTTGTTCTCTATCTGGATGTACAGTCCAATGAAGTTTAATAAAATTAAAATCATTTAAATGGTCTTCAGCATCCATCCAAGTTTTGTGAAACCAATTACCTACACCATTCGGTGTAGAAAGTGCAATACATTGTCCACCAGTTGATAACGTCTGTGATGCTGCAGCCCATATACCATCAATCTTATCGATAAACGCTGCCTCATCAAGTATCAATAAAGACAGAGCTTCTGAACGACCTGCGTCCTCACCACTCGATACAGCTTTTATTTGAGAACCATTTTTATATCTCAAACTTAATTTGTTATCTTCAACACATTTTTGTTTTAACCAACTTGGAAGATTTGCGTGCATAACACGAACTTTCGTTACCAAGTTTTTTGCTACTTCTTGTTTTGTAGCAATTACTAATATATTTTTATCTTGATGAAACGTCATCATCCATAAAGAATATCCAGCGGTTAATGTAGATATACCTAATTGACGTGCCTTTAAAATAATATTAAATCTGCTCTGTACAAAATCCTCAACTGTTTTTTCTTGAAAAGGATAAAGATGAAATGGTATTTTTCCCTCTATCGGATGTTGTATCAAACAATATTTTTTTAAAAAGTATACTGGGTCAGCAGCACACTTTACATACTCTTGTTTAATTACGTCTTTAAGTTGTCCTTGTGTATTACGTTCCATACTAATATACTACTGCTACTCTTCCACTCCCACTAACTCTTTGAACTCCAATTGGATAAAGTTCTTTTGCAGTAATATTTCCTGCAGTAATACTTCCACCTTTAATTGGTGTTATTACTGTATTTCCAGCCACCTCTACTATAAATCCTTTAGAGCCAGCTTGTGAACCTGTAGCGTAATAATCTATTTGAGCGCCACCTGCACTTCCACTAACAATAACAACACTTTTAAATTCAGCGTTGTCTCTACGATCTATAGAACCACTGCGACTAGATATATCGGTTCTACCTACAGAACCAGCTTTTATAGTTGCCATCTATTTTCTCCTGTTTGTTGTTAATCCAACATTTTTTAACATTTTATCAAAGGTGTATTCACCTATTAAATCTTCAAATTCAATATCTTCAAAAGAATCAGATTTAAGAATATTTGATATTAAATCTTCATATATTTCTTCAACCTCTGTAGAATCTTCATCTTTTAAATGAGAATATTCAATGGCTACAATACGTAGTTCATTTAATAAAGAAATAATTTTTCTTATATTTCTACCAGAAATTATGTATATTTTGCTGTCTCTTACCATTAAATAAATATATCAACTTAAAGATTCTTCTAATTTATCTAAGTATTCTAAAGCCTCTTTTGCTTTTTCTTTTAATTCTTTACTATTTAAAGACCACTTTTCTTTATCTACTGAATAACCATCAGGTCTGTTTTGTAAAAGATACTCTGGTGTTTTTTGTTCTGCAAATTCTACTAATTTTTGTTTTTGTTCTTTTATCCAAGATAATTTATTTTCTTTTATTTTATTATCTTTCCATTCATCATACTTACCATCAATTCTTAATCTATTCTCAAATTCTACTTGACAATTAAAACAATGATTATGTACAGCCCAAGTTTTATTGTCTAATCTTTTTTTCATCACTTTTTTACAAGATGGGCAAAACCAAGGCATTCTAGCTTCTTTCATAATATCAGATAGTCTATCAATTTGGTCACCACTTGGTTTCTTATTGGTATCATATCCAACCATAATTCTTTTTTCAGGATTTTCACCTCGTAAGATAGATTGCATTGCTTTATTCTCTCTTACATTTTCTTTACTTCTAGCCATTATAACTCCTAAAAATTTAATAAACCTAATATTTGATTAACTGGAGCAAAAGCACCAGTAAATTTATATGTTTTACCTTTGTACTTAAATACAATTCCTTCTGATGGAACTATTGCTGATAATCCACCAATCTTATTTAACTTATCTAATTGTAACTTTAATGTTTGTATCTTTTTTATATCACCACCACTCTTAACTGTTTTGATTGCATTAATTACATCTTTTCTTATTTTCTGTACAGCTTTATCAGGTGATGCAGCTAGGTAACCACTAATGTTTTTTAATATCTCAGCACCAACGTCAAAGAATAATACTTCAAATGGTTTCATATTTTGCTTTACCCATTTTTGATGGTCATTTTTATCAAATGATAATACCCAATCTAAAAACTTTTCATTATCTATATTTTTTCGTATTGTTGGAATTTTATATGACTTATCAAAAAACGCCCATCTCTTAGTTAAATCAACTAAAACTTTATTTGGTATTTTATATTTATATTGTTTAGACGCATTAAAAATAAACTCTTCCCAAAATGATTGATGATACTTAGATAGTGTATCATTATCTTTTAACTTAAATTGGTTTTGTAATTTTTTTAATCTATTTAAATATACTTTTTTCTTTTTACCAAAATCTTGTACTTTTGATACTTGTAAAAATTGTGGTTTACCAATCGTATAATTTTTTTGTACATTTTGATTTACTTGTTTAATCATACCAGCTAACATACGAGCTGAATCTTTAGGTTGACCTATTGCTTTAGCACTTTCATCGTACTCTAATGTTCCGTGAAATACTATTTGTGCTTTATCATAATCTACCACATTTACAGATTTAGGATACATAACTTCTAAGTTCATCCAACGTTTTCCATTACCAAATATTTTTTCTTTTTGTGAATCAGATAAAGAACCTATAGATTTACTTAAATCTTTCATTGCAAAAACAAAAGCATCTTTAATATCACCTCTACCTGCAAACTTAGAAGCAACACCTGCTGTGTCCATTGCCGTTGCTCCAAAATTTTTCAACTGGCCTTTGTTTCGAGCTGTTACCAGTTTACCTTTTACCCAAGAAACCATTAAGTTTTGACCATCAAGTTTCTCTGTAACTCCATCCTCTCGGTTTAATTTACCACCGAGTCCATTAATAATTATCTGTTTTAAATCCGAAAATGTAATATTTTTATCGTCAAACGGATGATTCATATGTCCGTATGCTCCACCCTCTATGATAAGTTTTATTTCTTCATCTAAATTAATTCTCTCTTTTAAGTCTAATTTATCTAATTCAGTATTTCCCACATTGTCTACACCGATACCAGGTAATACTGGAGTTTCTACTTCTACACCTGTATAATTTTTACCATCAGGTGTTATACCCATCCATTTTAATATTTTATAACCCAAATTATGTAAAACTGTGTTCTCTATGTAGTCTTTATATGAATCAATTGGACTTGTAACTCCAAATCTAGTACCATAATCACCAGATTGTTTTTTACCATATGCGACTGCAGGAACTGTATTATATTTAAGAGTGTAGTCATAATCAGGATTAATCGCACCCTTTCCTAAAATATATTGTAGTACTTCCCAACCAGTTCCAGCGTACATATCGTCTATCCATATTTTAGAGAATTTTTTATAATCATCAAACCCTTTATAAAATGTTGGTGGCCCATCATCGGTTGGTGATAACGCTGTTGTGTTAACTTCTTTAATAAGTTTCTTTATATCATTATTGATTAAAAACTCATCTATAGATTCAAATAATTTTTTAAATTTATTAGTCATCATATTATAGATACCTTTATCAAAGTATCCAAAAGCTTTTTTAAATAACTTTTCTCTATCTTCTTCATAATTAGGTGAACCAAGTAATTGTCTCATTACCGTACCACTAACTTCATTACCAGCTACTTTGATTGATACGTGAGGTGCTGTAAGAACATATCCATTATCCTCATATCCACTCATCTTGTTTTTGTTCTTCATATAATCTTGAAAGTATTTACCACCTTTTAATCTACCAGCGTCTTTAGCTCCAAATATATAAACAACTGCTGTAGTATCTTTGTCATATTTCTTTAATACATTTTTTGCTACATAGGGTGACCTCTCTTCTATGATACGATTTTTAGGTATACCCATTTTTGTCATATGACGAACTTTTTCTTTAAAGTTCATTGGATGTCTTGGTGGTTGTTTTATATTAGATGTAGTGATGTAAGCGTCATCTACTCTTTTCTTTAACCACTCATAAGTTTTTTTGTGATGAGGGCCAAATGGTTGAAATCTTCCACCATAGATACCTACAACTTTTTTGATTGTAGGTGATTTTTTTTGAAGAGCTTTACTTATCTTACGACCAGCTCCTTTTGGAAAAATTTCATTAGCTTTTTTACCTGTATCTGTTTTTAGAAAAGGGCCTCTTCGAAGTGTTTGAAATCTTACAGGTACTTCTTGACCAAATAAATTTTTAGGTGCTAAGATTCTTAATGTAACCATTTTTTTAGGATTATCAACTTTAATAGTTTCAAATTCTATCTCTTTATATTTTCTACCCTTATGTGTAA